TTGACTTCCGGCAGGCAGTAGCACTTGAACGATGCGGTCCTGCTGTTCTTCAGCTTTGGCCTGCCTCTTTTCGGCTTCCGTAAGAAGTCCATACTTTTCATCCTCCGTTTCTTCTCTGATGTGTACTTGCCATCCATGCGTCAAAAGCCAGTCCACTGCTGTCTCATAATTGGCCTCTATGTGAAATGGATACGTGTAAGATTCCTCGCCGTCCTTGTGTGCTGTTAGTATGTAGGTAGTCATTGGCTATCCCCACTGCTCAGCCATCGCTTCGGCTATTCCAGTATATGTTCTACTGCGTTCCTTCCACACTCACAAGCAACCAGTACTTTCATTTTATTGCCCTCTTCAATGCTGCATATATCTCTGTGTTCTGCTGCCCATGTTTCTTTAGGATTTCCATTTGCCGCTTGAACCTTGCTTGCTTCTGCTCTGGCAGCAGTCCAGCCTTCTTCATTTCTTCAACTGTCATTGTTCTCTCCTTCTGGCATCCGTCACACTTAACCGTCATCTTTCCCCTCCTACTACACCTAAAAAACCTAGAGCAATTCACGCCTTTACAACTTACCCTCTTTTTGCCAGCCATTTCTCTGCTCCCTTGCGCGTCTTGAAGTTCTTTGATGCTGTGAAGCTCATGGCCGTGTAGGTGCCATCATTCTCTTCGATGATTTCGCGGCTGATTGTCTTGGTGGCGTATTTGATAGTCTTCATTGTTTTCTCCTTGGTTGAGGTTGTTTGGTTGCTTTCCATGCCTTTATAATACTAGCCTTTCTTTCTTTGTCAAACATAATCCCACTTAATTCTGAAAAAAGCTGTAAATAGCTTCTAAGCCTGTCGAATATCGGCTAGGTGTGATATGTGTCTGTAGGGGAAACTATTGCGTAGGAGTGGATTGTGTGATAAATAGGGCCGGTGTAGTGGGAGTATGTCTGCAAATGGGCAAGATTTGCGGCCTACACCGGCCCAGGAGAGAGATTACGGCCTTGAATGTGCTGTACGTGCCATTATAAAGGTGATCGGATTATCAAGTTGCGAGTTGCTGAACTTGCGTTTATACCTGCCCTGAACATCGGTAGCTACAGTTCTTGGATACGCCTGCCATGCCACAACTGGTACAGATACGATAATGTTATTGTCCGTTGCCAGTGTTTTGATATTAACAGTCCCATCAATATCATAATCGTCATCTATTATTGGCGTATTGCCTGTAGCAGTGTACGCAAGGTGACATACTCTGTTCTGCGTGCCGTCCCTGTCTTCAGTACTCGCGTATACGCTGCATGTGTAATCAGTGCCGTCATTCGTGACATTCAGGAATACATCACCGATAGAATCACAGCTAGTGTTCAGGCTCCAATTATCCGTCAATGACCAACTAGAAGAATAGAAGATATTGCCGCCGTCATTTGCTATGTATGACGATGTGCCAGGAAACAGTTTCAACTGCTCTACTCGTGATGCTGTTGCGAAATCTATACCGAAGAATATCATTGACTTACCATCATTATCAATATAGGCCCTGTCTTCTGCCGCGCCCGTATACAACATAGGATTTTTACTGAACAACCCATTTGATGTCGGATTAGGTATATTGTTCATGGCTGTAGGATTAGTGCGGCTCCACTTCCCTGTCCATGTGTAATCATACGTCATAGGGGATGCTTGCAGTTTGAAAGTACCATCATCAGTTCCGTCATCCTGATACTTGTACAGCTTGTTCATATTCGTGCCTACGGTAGTATCACGTATGACATAATACAGTTCGTCCGTGTCTGAATCGTAGCGCATAACTCCACTGCTATTCATAGTGGCTGTATCAAATACTTCCATTACATTACCGTCATATCGCCATGCTTTTTTCTTTGCGCTTGACGGCATCCATAGATACTTTTCTGTCGGCACAAATCCATCAGGCTGTCCGTCAGATATTGTCCAATCAAATACACTCCCATCCTCTTTGTATAGCGCCCATGCTAGAGGATTAGTTATCGCATAAGATAGCTGAAATAACGAGTATGCGTTACCTTTCCATAAGGCTGCATTCTGTATGTTGAGTATGTATTTGGTAGCTACTGGTTCTGTCCAATTTCCAACCTCAAATATATTCCGGTACTTCCATTTGTTTTGAGCTAGTCGCTCTAATATCGCCGTATAACTTCGATTCTTGCTGCCAGTTCCATCTATGCTTATTGGCAGATTCACCCACATTAGAGCTAGCCCATCCTGGCCTATGTTCTTATCTACATGTACGTCATACGCAACATTAGGGCCGTCAAATACCCAAGTAGCATCTTCACCGCCGGGCTTGCTATTAGGTATCCACCAGTCTCTCGTGACGGCATCCTTAGTGCCATACCGTCCGTCCCACTTCAATATCATACTCCAGGCATTTGCAGGCAGTGGTGTATCCCAATCTATTACAGTACCATCCCATTGGCTGCCTGACCAATTGTAGTATTTGGTACTGCCGTCAACCCCGTCATAGCCGAAGTTACCCCACACCCACAACTTATCATCATTGAACTGGCTGCAATCTATCATGCCAGCAGCAGCGGAATCATCGTATGTCAGGCACTTGTACTTGATGTATTCGTTGTGTGATTTGGAGAAGCTTTCAACTTCTATATTGTGATTGTCAGAAATCCCTAGTGTAGCTTTTAGCTGCCAGAAATCGCCAGGAGTAGCGTTATCTATCTTAATACCAACTAGTGAACTACCATCATGCCCGATAGTAATTATGTCATTCACTCGTGGCTCTGTTGCCCTGGCGTGTGTCTGTGCGTTACCGTCATAACCTGAGTAGGAGAACTGCCCTGCTATCGGATGCGTAGATGCTAACGCCGATAGATTGTTATCGGAGTCAACTTGCAACCACACAAAATCACCGTTTGATATGCCCATTATACTTTCGCATATTTCACTGTGAACTGAGTACCGTCCTCTACGCTAGAGCCATCAGCATTGATATGTACTAATTTAACATTAAGCAATCCCGATGCGCTGGATTTCTGCTTAACCTTAGCTATACGTCCTATGTATGGATGATTCGATTCATGTGTGTATATCCCATGACTGCCATCTATCCTGGCATGACACACAAACGGCCCAGGCGCTTTCACTAGCTTCTGTGTTCCCTCAAGGTATCCGTAGTTTCTGCCAACTAGAGGATTCAGTGCCTTAGTTCCATCCAGTAACATAGGCTTGCCCACTGCACACATAACGCTCATCTCTGTGCCGTCTGTGCTACCATCACCCGCCGCTATAGAATAGCCGCTGATGTTAATCCAAACCAGATGGCCCACCCTATCAAGTACATGCGTGCTGCCCTCTAAGCTGCCCTCTGGATAGTATGTACCGTCTGAACCAACAGAACCGTCAAAGAAAGCAGTTGAGTTTATGTTACGTACTGGCCTGAGTAGCAACCTAGTTCCATCCCATGCAGGAGAACTACCATCAGCACCGTCATTAGGTACACATACGCCGCCGTTATTGATAGAGCCATCACCAACGTTCTTAGCTTTCCAGATACTGAAGTTTACGTCTAGCCCTGGCATTATGCTTCCCCATCGAATATTCTGGCCTCTGGTGGCGTGTGGTATCCAGTCTTCATACGCGCCTTGCGAGTCTGGTACGCTGTCCTATCTCTCAGTATATTAAGCCGTGCATGTTGTGATAAAGTTGACAAGTCAGTTTCTATTCCCCATGCAACTAGCGTCTGCGGTATCTCATTAGCGCCCATGCTGAATTTTACTTGTGAAATCTTGCCGTCTGGCTTCCACTGCCTCTTGATTCCAGGATACACATACACCACCGGATTGCCAGTAGTGCCGTCTGATCCGTCCCAGAATTGGCGCTCTCTCTCTCTGGCAGCACTCAGGCACTTCTTGTTCCATTCTGCCGTACCGTCTGCCCTGTCTAAATCTAGCCGCTTGACTATATCAACTACGTTTGTTTTTCCCTTAGCAAGCCCTTGACGATTCTTCCAGGTGTAGGTATATACTCTGCTGTAGTTGCTAGGAGATACACCGATATTAGCTCGAATCTTCAGGCTCCTGGCCGTCTGCATTTTGCCACTACTTGAGAACTGCACAACAGGCATTCCAAACTTCACTAGCCCTAGTTGTTTGTCAATCTGAAATGATGCCTCAACTCTGTGCTGTGCGCCTGTGTTGTTGCTGTTCTTAACCATGAACTCTGAGTCTGCTACTCTGTGCGGCCCGATTACATACGGCCTGCGCTTCATCTCCATTCCGTCTACTTTTATGGACTCTTTCAAGAATGGATTCCAGCGCCTAATATAGTCTGCTCTTGTTCCGTCCTCTTCATTGCTATCATCACCACCAGTCAGTAGTTTGATTGATTCAGGTAGCCGATACCATCTGCACCATGAATCAGAGAATGCTTTTGCTGCTTTAAGTTTAGTCGTGCCGTCTGCTAGATTCTGTGCGCTTGCGCCAGGTACTAATAGCTTTTCAGCCTCCATCTTCAGCCGGTTGCCGGTTGACTCGTTAAACCCGCCCTTGTCCTTATCGAAGTAACTGACTGAGCTACCATCTACATCGTTATCTTCATACAGAGTACCATCAGTATCAAGTATAACTGGTGTCAATGCAAACGTACCATCAACGTTGTTGCTGGTTACTACATAGATGCTCTTAGGTGGATCAATGACGCGTTTGGTAACGACCTTAGACAGATAGTCCGTGTCCTGCTGTGTGCCATCAGTAACGCCAATAGGCCACACATCTATGGTGCCGTCATAATCCAGTGTGATACGTAGCCCGTACTCACCCAGGATGTTCATCATATGCTCACCGGGATACTCACCAATAGCCTCTATGTATGGCCGAGCGAACGTTGTACCATCTCCATAAGTGCCATCGTCTTTAGGCTTAGGAAATGGCGCACGCAGATTCAATATCTTAGTAGTGCCGTCTATGCTCATTGCTGACGCTAGCGCTCTAACAAGTTGATTAAGCGGCATAGTGCGCCCGGTAACATCCGTACCGTCTGATGTCATAGGCCACAGATTGCCCTTGTCATCTCTGACATTGCGCTCAATTATCAGTCCGTCATGTTTATTCCAGACCCATCTTCCATCACGTATCTGCACCTGTGCGTCATGGCTGGATGTGTCTGAGGTAGGCACCACTTGAGTGAGTCGGCAATTAGAGATTACCAGTGGTGTGTTCTGGCCGTCATCGAATGTGACTGAACCATCTTCAGGCACTAACTCAGTATCGCTAGCCGCAATATTCATAAATATCAAGCCAGGATCTATACCGTCCGTGACAGTATAGCTACCGGATATGCCGCGCACTACTAGCACACTTCCATCTGATTCTCTGGTGCCTTCAAATTGCAGGAATGCCGTACCGTCTGCCATTACTATACCCCATATGCCGAACCATCCCATACGCCAGGATATACATACGTGCCATCATTCATTGCTGATGTGCTGATGAATGAATAGTTCCATGTCGCCGCATATCCCTCATGCCGTAATACTGTACCATCAGGACTATAATGCTCAGTAGGACTAGTAGCACTGTACCTGTAATCCTCATTAATCAAACTCGTACCGTTAGGTGTTACAGCAAATCCAGGAGCAACTACATAACTATTCTTGCCTACTGAACTGCCAGTCTGAGTCAGGTGGTAGTGCGTCTGGTCTGCCGTTCTAAATGACTGCGGTGCGCCGTTCACAACTACAGCATGTTGATAGATAGGTAACCCACCCCACATCTCAGTAGTCTCAGTCCATGCAGTTACAGCATCAGTACCATCAGGATCAACATCGTAGTCTGCTGTCACAGTGATAGAGTATGTTCTAACACCGTTGTCTGCAAACTCTGGCCCGTTGCCCGTAGGATATCCCGGCTCCGCTGTTACTTTCGTACCTGTTTTAGTAGCTGATGATACTATCTCGAATGCCTTAGTTGAATTGTCAGGATACTTCAGAGTAAAATCCTGGCCGTCCTTTGCGAAAGCTGCCTCAAGATTAGTTATAGCCGTGTTGAATGCTGTCTTATCCGCGCATATCAATTGCCCTGTTACGTTACAGGTTACCGTTCTGGTGCTTTTCTGTCCTCTGGCTGAATAGTTCTGCGTCTTATCTATCGTTACTACTGGTTCGCCAGGAGTGAATGAGAACGTGCCGTAATGTAATACCATGCCTGCCATATTATAACCCCGATGCTACAGCTTCAGCGCCCTGTCGTTTCTTCAGTTCAACAGCAACATTATGCTTAACATTGTTCAGAGTCTTATCAACAGCAAATCCGAAAGCTTCCATTAAATCATTCGATGTGGTAAGAGCTTTCTGCCTTGCGTCAAATGATCCTGTACCTTCCTTGAATCGTGGATCACTTCCCTGCTGCGATTCGCTATGCCTAGCAGCTCCTACTTTCTGAGCTTCTACTACGTTAGCCTGTGGATTATAGAATGAACCAAGCACACCTGATATACTAAGCGCATTACTTAGCTTCATTACTGGATGATTCAGGATGTCATTCAGCGTATTTATCATTATCTTGAAACCGTCTATCATGTCAGTGAATGCACTAGTGATAGTATCAGCAACACCAGCAGCACCGCCAAGAGCGTCTATAGCCTTGCCGAGTTGTGGTATTACTTTCTGGCTTATGTCTATTCCAGCAACTTTGATAGCGTTCAATGTTCTCTCTACTGCTGCCGCTGGTCCTTCTTCCATGCGCCTGAAAGCTTCAGCCTGTGCGCCTGTGCTGTTTATGTTGTTCTGCTGAATGCGCGTAAATTCTTTGTTCTGTTTGCCAGCAAGAGCTAGTACAGCAGTAATAGCGCGTATGCTAGGAAATAGCTTTGATAGCGCCTCATTGCTGCCGCCTGTCTTTACCCTTATCTGGTCTATCCACTTAGCAAAACCCATAGCCTTAATGCTTGATCCGTCAAACGCTATACCTAAATTAGCTGCGGCTTTCTTCTGTGTATCTGATGCGCTTATCACCTGAGCAAATACATTCTTCAAAAAGGTAGTTGCGTTTACCTGTTTGATAGATCCTTTTGTCATCGTAGTAGTGGCTGCGAATAAATCCTCTAGCGATACTCCAAGTTGTGCCGCAAATGGTAGCACCTCGCCCATGCTGGCCGCTAGCTCTTCATATGTGGTCTTGCCGTCTTTGATTGACTGGAATACTATGTCGCCGATTCTACCGGCCTCACTAGCCTCTAGCCCATAGGCATTGACAACACCAGTCAATAAGTCTACCGCTTCTACCGTCTGAGCTACACCAGCAATAGCGCCTTTGTTAGCAATGTTCAAGAACTCCATTGCTTCAGCAGCAGGAATACCAGCAGACAATACTTGCCGCAATCCTTCAGCAAGCTCTAACGGTGCCTTGCCGGTATCTATTGCCATAGCCTTTAGTTGCTTGTCGAACGTACCCATGATATCCACGTTTTCGCCGAGCATCGTGGATACTTCACGCATCTTCTTTTCAAATCCTAGCGCCTCTCGTGTACCAAGAGCGATACCGCCAGCTATAGCAATCCCGAACATCTTGCCAAATCTAGCCGCTTTAGATACAGCATTATCTAGGCTTTTGTTAATGCTGTTCATGGTACGCTTTAGGCCAGGACTAGCCTTAGCACCGATTCTGATTAGTAGATTGCGTTCAGCCATGAATTGCCCCAAGGATGTCTGATAGGTGTTTAGTAATCACCAGTGAATCAATACGTGTGTTCTGTGCGTCTAACAGTAAACAGTCTTGCAAGAAACCTACATCATTCTTGTCATCTTCGGATAGTCCGAACATATGCGCCAGCCGATAGCGATTGTATCTTTCCTCTTGTTCTGGCAGCCATTGGCAAGACTTGTAACACTCACCACAGTTAGGCTCTAGTCCGTTAGGCCAAGGAAATGTCTTACCGCCTTTTTCCACAAGCGTGCCGTCTGTCTCGTGCCAGTACTGCTTGCAGAACTCGCAGTCTTTTTCTTCAACCTCTGGATATAGTCGATGGACGTAAAGCCCATTAGTTAGTTTTTTTCCGCTTGTGCCTCTTGGAATATCTCAATGAATATAGCAGTTACAGCGCTTATTTCCAGGCTGTCAAGTCCGTCTTTGTTGCACTCCACTTCAAGCGCCCACTTGACTACATGAGCAGCTACAAAGTCAAACATATCACCGAACTTAAACGCCAACCCTTCGTCCTTGCCAATATCATCCCGGTACTTCTCAGCCAGTTCAGATACGGCTCTACCACCTGGAACTCTGTACGTAATCTCGAAAGAGTCAAAACCTTCTACCTCGATTGTCGCAGTTCTTTCGCCCAATTTCTTAACTACTGATCCCATTTTACAGCCCTTTCATATTAAGTCTTTGCAATAGAAATCTCGTCACCACTTGACGGCTTATATGCCTTGTACTCCAATGAATAATCTACTTCTCCATCACTACCGATTGACGGTGTAGGGCTAGTCAGCGCTACCTCAGTCATCGTATGCGTGAATGTAGTAGCCCCATCAGTCAGCACCACCTTGAACTGCACATCTGTAGCTGAATTGAGCTTGCTATACAAATCAGTCCAGTTATCACTATTCAAGTCAAGGTCCACTGAACCCTTGCATTCAAACGTGCCGCCTGCTGTGCTGCTTCTTGTAATGCTGTTGTGGAATCGCTCCGCTTTGTTCTCAGTGCATTCGATTGTGAATCCCTTGGCAAAGTACTCTGAGAACGTGCCATCGTCGTCAGACGAGAAGCTGAGTGTCGAATCGCTCATTATCATAGGACTAGCCTGAGTAACAGCCGCTACCGCACCGCTGGATGCCTCAGTAGTGCCTAGACACTCCATCTCTACCTGAACAGGATTGTTCTCGCTGCATGAAATCCTGAACGTGTTGCAGGTGCTTGCGGCATAGGTGAATATTTTGCTGTTATCTCTGTCTATGACTATCGTGAATTGCTTGCCGTTGGTATCATCCGCTGGTGTCCATGTGCTTGACGATCCGTCAAAGAAGCAGTCAAGTAGCTTCTCATACTCAGCATAGCTTGGATGAAATGTCAGCGTGCCGGAAATATCCTTTTTCATCACAGTCAACCGGCCCAGTTGCGGATGCCTGCTGGCAATCATAGCCGCGCCTGGTTCGTTAAACTCTGGCTTGCTGCTGAAATCCTCACTAACTGCTGTTACTACGTTGCCGTTCATCTTGACGGCACAATCATGTCCGAACGTCATACCTTTACTCTTAGCCATTTCATCATCTCCTAGCTAGTTACTGAATATGTACCATCAGCCGTCAGTGAATAAGTCAATTGTGCCGTGGCTTCGTTAGCGCTTCTTAGTTCTCGTGCAAGAAATACCAGGTTAATCGGCGATAGAAATAGATGCTGCTCTTCAATCGCTCTGCTGTCAAATGTCTCTGAGTCGCCTACATCACTGCACCATACATCAGTAAGAGTTGTCAGCCTATGTCCTGAGAATAGCCGTATCAATTGCCGCCTCATCATCAGTTCATTAGCTCCACGTAGTCCTGTAGTTCTCTCGCAGATATAGCAAGTAACGTTGTAGGTGAATGTGTCCACCTGTGACATCTGATTATCTGGATTGTTGCTGCCTGGAAATACCTTGATAATCGTGGTGTCTACATCGTCAAAGTTTGGCGGCCATTCCTTTTCAGCCGTCACCAGCGTGCCGTCATAGTTAGTCAGGCTGGCGTCATTAATCATCGACACTACAGCGTCAAGTATCCTGTCCAGGAGTGTACTGGTGCCTACTGTGGCATACCCCCTAATGCCGCCGTTGCATGATGTATTGCCGTCACTGTTTAAGCTCTCAACCTTAAACCAGTATGAGCCTGCATCTATATTAAACGATCCTGTACCATCGCTTACTCTTGAATCGCCGGTCAACCAATTTCCAGTAGGTGATGACCTATATTTGATTGTGTTAGTTGTACCGGCTGTTGATCCTGTAATCGCGTAATTCACGCCGCTTGTAGCGTTCGCCAAGTCAGTGATAGTAAATGCTGGCACTGCTGGTATTGCTCCAGTGCTAGCGCTGCCTGTCAGTAGTCCGAAGCTAGATAACGCTCTAAGGTCACCCATTAGCTTACCGTCCTAGTGCCTGTGGTTCCAGGTAGTGCCGCTGTCCACAGAGCCGTACCATCAATGTTGTTGAATGTAAGATTGGTACCGTCACCACTAACAGCGTTGACAAGAGCCGCATGTACTTTCGTGGCGTGTTCTTCGTATGTCTCAGTACCGTCAAATGTGTCTGTAGCAGGAGCGTAGGTAGAGAATCCAGTTGCTTTATACTGGCTGAATCCACTCACTGTAGTGCCGTCATTCTTGGTTACGTTTGCATTGGTGCCGTCTGTGAATCTGTTCTCTATACTGAACTCTGCAATAGTAGCATTCACAGCAGCGCTATCTATAGTGCCGTCCTCTAGGATTACTTGGTAGTCTGATCCAGTAGAATAGAATGCGCTTGATCCTGCCTTTATGGTGCAGTGGTGAACTCCGACAATGCCGTTGAAGTCCTTGCTGTCAGTTACGCCTGCATTAGTGCCGTCAGTGCCATCGTCTTTATAGACGTTAATAGTTCCATCAGTAGAACGAGTTACAGAAGCGCCATTGCTATCAACCGTGTTCCAGGAGAAATACAGTGTGCCGTCTTCTGCTAAATCGCCTCTATATATGCCCATTATTGAACCTTTCCGTAGAACTTACTATTTCCGCCACTAGCAGCAGCACCAAATGAAATCCCCTCGCTACATCCTATGCTTGGTGGATTAGCTCGTGTCTGTCCGTCTATGTCTAGAGTAATACCGCCCACAGCAACACCCTGGCCGACCAGAGCCGAGCTAGTGTGTATGCGCCAGTCCAGCGGGAAGAAGTCGTTGGCGTTGTCTAGCATGGGCTTTATGTTTGCATCAGTTTCGTTTATTCTGTTGTTCGCGCCAGTGGACCAATTACCATCACCGGCAGTCGCGTCACCTGTAGAGTTGTTGTAGCCAGTCGCGCTCGCAATGGCAAAAACTCCAGCCGTTTGGTTCTGTACGCAAAGATTATTGCTTGCCGTACTCGCACCAAAAAGTAGAATTCCAAACCCGGTAGATACGCATGTATTGAAATACGCCTCTATTGCCACATAAGCCCATATTGATACATACTGTCCAACGCAATGACAGTTTGAAATCTTGAACGCCCCATCTCCGGCTTGAAAAGTAATAGCTGATCCGCCGGTATAAAATCTACATCTGTCAATATGTATTCCTGCTCCGCCTCCTGTTGTGTCGTTCCACAACACCGCAGGGTTAGAGGAGTAGCTCAAGAATGTGATATTCTGTACCACAAGTTGCGTGGATATTCCTGACAGGTTCCCGCTAAAGCTGAGATGTGAATAGTTCCCCCCACTCGCTTGAGATATCGTCACCTGATTACTTGGGAGCATTCCTTCCAGTGAGAACCCTGCCGTTCCAGCAAAACGCTCAAACCAGAAACGTCTTTTGCTGGCATTGGAGTAGTACATTTGGATGTTGTTTGATCCGTCTACTCCGGCTGCCGTTATCGCAGTTGCAAGCGTTGTATACGTCTTTGCTGTTCCTGCCGCATCATACCCACAAGAAATGTTAGCCATTATTTTACCGCCAATTCTTTTAGCACCGAATAGTTGCGTGCCTTCAGAAACTCAACCGCTTCAGTCTCACTTGTAATCTGGATTAGCGATGTCCGTTTCCACGCGAGGTCAATCTCTTCCTTTGGAACATCGACAGGAACTTTCGCGTTGACCCGTATCTGCTCCGGTGGATTAAACGGGTCAACTTCCTCAGTTAGCGCAAGCTCAAATACTTCCAACTCGTGCTTGCTCCATGGCCGTGTAGTCGCGCAGTCCTGTTCAGACTTCGCCACGATGAACTTGCCGTCTTTTAGTAGGCATTCAAACTTCATTTTTCTCTATCCGCTCCCGTATCTTCTTCTCTGCACAATGTTGACAGATAGTGTCTGTCTCTCTCAGCCCTAGCCACAACAACCTGCTGCGCTGCGTATGCAAATAGACTGGTATTCCTGGCTTTTTTGGATAGCAGAAATCACAGTCTTTTCCCATTCATCAGGTAACCTATGACAATTAACAGCAGTCCGAAGAATAGCACCACAATAAGCTGCATTATTTCGGCTTGCTGGTGCTTATTAGATACATGTGTAAGTCACGCACATTGTCGTCAATTCTGCGAAGCGTCACGGCTTGCGATTCCTGCCGCTTCTCGATTGCAACAACCCTATCTATACTTGCGGAGTTGTACGTAGCGTGTGTAGCAATACCAGCAAGGCACATCAGCAACAGTCCTACTATAATCTGCTTCATCATTACGCTATCCCTAGTTGTCATTTGCTTGCTCCACCATCAGATAGGCAGTACCAGCCCTCTTTGAGTGTCAACTTTCCTGCTACTGGTTTGCCGTTGCTATCCTTTACCCATATCTTCACATTAGGCACATCCTGGCGCAACCTCACAGGAGTACCATCAGGCACATAAAGAGTGCGTATAAAACAGCCGCTACTTGCTAGCGCTAATACTATCACGCAAACGCTTTTCAAGACTGCCATCACGTTGAGCCTCTTCACAGGTATCATTCGCCTTTTCGATTATTACAGGTATCAGCGCTTGCAGTAGTAGCTTAACAATAGCCAATATTACCTGTATCATTTCTCTGCACCTACTTTTACGCTTGTTCTGCTGTTGATATAGCCGAGCTTCACAACAGTTTCCTTGAACAGTGCCAGCCCCGCCACTACAGCGCCTACGATAATGCCAGTAGTTGCCTCAGTGCCAAGTGCTTGAGCTACCGAGCTGCCGATAGTAATCAGCAATCCGATAATCTGCACAACAAGCGCCCAACGTCCTGAACCTTGCGCCTCTTTGTATTCAGTGGTATCTACTCCGGGCTTCATTGGATCTTCTTTAGCTGCCATGTCTTTTCTCCCTATTTGTTAGTATGCTCGTACCATTCCATAGCCAAACTTGTAGGCTTGGCTGAACCAGCAATATTAGATACCTGGAGCAGTACAATCTGATTCTGCTCCATTATCCATTCGTCACGCACCTCAGCACCACCACCACTAGCGTTGCCACCTGTGCCACCTGGAACAATCTTACAGTCTAAAACAGTTCCATCGTCTGTCACGGTTACACCAGTCTTTACTGTTACGGTTGAGGCAGTTGCGCTATTCATGTTTTTGTTTATTGGAGTGAATGAAGAACCGCCACTAGTTGTAGGATTCTTGGTAAGCCTCACAACAGCATTGCCACCACAAGAGGCATCCCATATCATGTGCCCCCACTTAGTAGTGTTAGGAGTAGTAACCATAATATTAAGAGTACCATCATCAGCTAGTAACTGGTCGCAAACTGGAACCTTAAATGTAGAGCCTGCGTGTATTTCATGGTGCGCATAGTCTACCGTATTAGTAGCGTTTGTGGTTGAGTCTAGTGTTGGCGTTTTGCCGTTAGTATCAACCGGCATTATGATTTCTTTACCGTTGATAGTAGTAGTCATTAGAATAATGTCCTGTAAGCGATTTCAAGGCCCCAATTAAGTCCACCAGCATTTTGGAAGCTACCATCTAAATCTGATTCTGCTTTCAGTGGAAACGGTTTTGTAGGTGTCCATGTGTTGTCTGCTATGCCGCTCATATCCTGAGTGTGAACTACAACATCATAGCTAGTACCGTCTGATGAATTCTCTTTAAGAAAGAAGTTCTGCGAAGTTGCGCTAGTACCGTCTAGGTGTAACTTAGCGCTGATAACCTCTACCTTGATTAGCTTTGTCGCGCTTCTACCTGTTGCACCAAGGATTGTATTAAGGCTAGTTTGTAGTGCAGTACCACCACCTTTAGCCTGTGCGAATTGAACCGCTGAATATGGATAATCAGTTGACATTCTAAAAGCCTCCTTTGTCCAGTTCTTTCATTACTCTGTCAGCTAGTATGTTTACAATGTTCTTCATATCCATTCCGTTCAATCCGAAATGCTCTCTAGCTGGTACGTCTTCAAATCCTTCTTGCTGTCTCTTAGCGCCTACCCAGACTGTGCCGGTTTGAAATGCTCTCCCGTTGTCGTATACATCAATTATTCTACCCTTGCCTCTGGTAGATTGAGCCATGTGCCGAGCCAACTTACTTACCTTTGCGCGTTTCAGCGCTGGCTTGGATACTGTTCTCCTCGCTCTCTTGACATTCCGTCTACGTCTACCTCTTGCCGGTGCTGCTACTTTAGCCCTTTGCCACGGTTCGCCTGTGGGACTCATATGCAGTTGAAATCGTGTCTTCGTCTGCTTGTTAATGTATGAGTTGACTTGCCTCCATGGGTAGAACGTTCTGCCAGGGCTGGTTAATACTCGCATCCATTTCTTAGTCAGCCGTTGGAATTGCTGAGGAGTTAACTCAGCCATTAGATGTCAGCTTTCTGCATGGTGATATTATACATTGTCCCATCACCGTCTAGCTCATGGCTTACATAGTCGTAGTAGTCCGTTCCGTCTGTCAGAATATCCTTGCGCTTAGGCACTAATGCAGTTCCATCAGATACCAAATCACCAGCACGTATGAACCACATTGCGTCCATGCTACGCACCCATACGCCTTGATCCTCATATTGGGCTTGCGTTCGATTCTTCGTTGCGTTTAGTGTTACTGTGCCGTCACCAAATGACCTATAGGATACTGAGCTGCCCCATTGCAGAATACCAGTGCTGGCAATAATCGCACCATCCACAATACTGAGCAAGTCATTCCATGCCATAAGTCACCTATATATGTAGCTGGCCGGTTGCCATATGCGACAACCGGCCAATTACAAAGCTACGCATTATTCAGAATCTGGTTGTTTTCCAACGTGGTCAAAAGACTGTTGAACTTCGTCACAAGGTCAGCAAGAGTTCCATCGCCGTTAGCAATGGTGTCAGAACGTCCGAGAACGTTCAGAAGCACTCTGCCAGTATCAACCGCTGTACCATCAGCATCTACCGCACGGCCAAGAGGGTATCCGTTGGCTGGTGCCTGAGTAGTCGTGGTAGCAGCGCCGCCAGTCGTACCATCAACACCAGTACCGTCTTTATCCCAGAACACTTGATCGCCAGCAGCAAAAGCGGTTGAGTCCTTACGAACCCAGAACACGCCAGATACATCACAGCCGCCTGCCTGCGTACCGTCTGAATCAACCGTCAAGCGGTTAATAACAACACCGGCACGCAAATCGCCAATCTGCACCACCGTACCGGCATTAACAGTTGCGGCAGGCGTATAGGTCATCGTAACGCCGTCTTTATCAGTTCTTGCTTGTGATCCAAGAGCCATGGTATTTATCCTCCATTTACATTGTTAAAAAGTTGGTACACAATTACGCGGTATTCTTGTTGACTCCACGCCAATCAAGGGCCTTCGCATTAAGGTCAAAACGTACACGAGTAGTAAAGCCAAATACGTTCAAGCCTTCGCGCTCAGTCTCAATAGTAGGAGTCTGAACACCGTTCAAGAAGCCAAGCTCAATGGTATCGTTAATCGCTGGATTAGCTGATACGTACCAAGTGGAAGAGCTACTCGCCTCAAGCTGCCGTGATACAACAGGAATCAGCGCACCAGCAACAGGATTCTTCTCGCCAAGTGGAGTAGTAAGCGCTGCTACGGTTCTGTCACTTGACAGGATACGTACTGCTGTGTCCCAAAGAGTAGTAGGAACAATAACATACTTCGGGTCCATCTCGATGTAATCGCCAGCCTTGTTAGTCTGCTTCATCATTGCCGTCATAGCTACACCAACAGTAGCGATAGTCAGAGCCGAGCCAGTCTGCAAGTTGGCATGATTAGCATGATACAAAGCAACCGCATCACTCATTGCTGCGTTATCAGTCATGATGCCGTATACAAGCTGGTCAATTAGTGCCTTTGCACGCCCGCCAAGTTTACGCGGTATGACAGAGAGAAGGTCAAGGTTATCATTCACGATATCCATCTCTTCCAAAGTCACCTTCTTAGCATAACGGACGATCTTGTAGCTTTCCTTGGTATCAGAGATATCGCCGTGAGTAACTTCATTGCCGTACTCAACAGCACTAAGGCTTACATTGTCATCAAGCCGCACTCGCTCGTTAACCTTGTAGTCCGTAGGCGAAGTGATGTTGCAAAGCTGCATTGAAGTTGACTCAATAGAGTTAAAGCCCTTCATGGCCGCTTTAGTCGCTACGTTGTTAATGATGTTAGGCATGATTGCTGTAGAGAAAGCAGCACGAACCATAGAACTTTCGTTCATAGGAACTGCACGCCCTTCAGTCTTAAGCGCAAATTCTGCCACATCAACAAGCCGCGTTTTACGCATTGACTGGCCGAGTGCCGTCTGCTCCGCGGTCATGTCGTGGTTCGTCTCGCCGCCACATCGTACCATGAGGTGTGCAGAAAGAGCATCAATCCTCTTGGTCTGATCTTCCATACCCATTTCAATCCGTACGCCTGCACCTTCAGACTGCAACTTAGCAATCAGAGCCGCTTGCGCCTGCTCTACTGTCATGTTCTTAGCAATGACTTCAGCACGCAATTCTGCATTGTCACCACCGAACAGAGCATTGATTTTCTTCTCAGTGTCCATGGCTTCAAGCTTCGCTTGCAGTTTAGTAATCGCCTTTGACTCAGCGCTCTCTTCTGCTGGCTTTTCAGGAGCCGGTACAACTTCAGTCGTGCCGTCATCTTCTGCTGCGGCAATCTCAGCATCATACATAGCTTTCAGACTCTTAGTCTGTGACTCACTAAGGTCATCAACATTGAATCCCTTAGCTTCTACCCATTTTGCAAATTTCATATCAGTTCCTCCGTTAGAAAATTCTGCTGATACTTCAGCGCTGGTGGAGCCATCTGCTCCGAGTGGCACGAAAGATGTCTCATTCAAAACCGACTTATCTATAATTGACACAGGGCCGACAACCTTTTGCCCATTAACTTCCTTGCTGTCGCCTTCGCTGAGTTCAATGATTCTTACTGGTGTAGCTCCAAGGCTAGCCTGCCAAGGGAAACCGTTCTTGCCGCTTTCGGTTACTTCTCTTGACGCATCACTTGAGCCTGAAATAACACCCTCTACATTCAGGCTGCTGCCGCTGATTACTGGCGTGCCATGCCCTACAATACGGCTTGTGTCGTGGTGCTGTAGTACAGGCATCGGTCCCTTAGGTAGCTTCATACCAGCCAGATTAACTACAATATTGCCATAGTAGCCAACAGACATCATGCCGCCGTTGTAGGCGTTAATCCTGAACGTAGGTAAAGCGCTCTCTTCTCCTGCTGCCGCTTCGATGAATTGTATGTCAGCAGTTGCGTAGAACATCTTATTAGACTTAGCGGCTGCTTTAATCTTGTGCTTCTTCTGCTTCCTTGTCATGGCTAGCCCTCTGCTACCTGTAGACGGATTATCTTTGCTCTGTTCTCAGCCTGTGTTGCTTGCTGCTCTGGTGTCGATTCTTCAAGAGTCAATTTCAGTAAGTCCATTTTCTTCTTCTCAATTGCTCTCTGCTCGAATTCTTTCTCCCAATCCTTGCCCTGAGCCGCATACACGTTCTTGTACGTGGTAGTCATACTGGTGAGTGCTTCAGTGGTTGCTAGAGCTTCCTTAAGCGGATCTACATGCTCAAACTGGTCCCACATCCATTCATGACTTAGCGTTTCAGGACTAGACACGGTGGTGAATATCCCGGCTGCTCGTGCCTGTATGAACCACTTATTGAAGATTACGTTTAGTAGCTCACGCTCTATCCACTCCTGCGATACCTCAACCGCCTTAAAGTACATCTGATGGTCAAGTCTGCCTGATGCGTAGTTGTAGTCTGAGCTATCAGCAGCAGCTATGTTGTATGGCATGTTCAAGCAGCGTGCTATCTCGTTTAGTATCTCACGCTTAAACTCTTTGTATGTGTCCGTAGGCTGCTCCGCTTTCATCTGCTTGGCTTCCCAGCCCTTTGGAGTAGTCATCATCATGCCGCGCTCAATATCGAATACATCCATCGCTTCTGGATCGTCTTCGGTCGCCATATTTCCGGCTTGTGATTGCAGAATAACGGCATAGTCAGCAGCGGTTTCGGCGGCACCGATTACGGCTAGAGTGTAGCGTCTGAGATATGCGAATAGCGGTATGGCAGGAGTAATCCAAGGCACGCCTCTTGACTGCCCCGGCCTGTCCTTGCGATAGAGATGCACCATTCTATCTGCCGGTATTCGCTCAAAGTCCATGTTAAATACTGGCGATTGCGGATTGACGCTGCCCTTCTTGGCTATGTGGTAGGCAATAGGCACGCCGTTGTCATCGTACTCAACGCCCATGCTGATGTTTGATGTGTTTGTGTTAGGTAGCCATGGAGTGTCGAGTCTGTTAGGATCTATCAGAGCCGGAAATAGCTTGACCTTACCTGGCAATGACTGATTAGTATTCATCAGCACAAGAGCCTCACCATCACCGCACTGCTCTTTAACTGCTATTTGCAGAGTACGTACTAAGTCAACCTGAGTCATCCAGTTGCTAAACTCGCGCTCTGCCAGTCCATTCAATCCCTCGCTAGCCGTAGTCATCTGGAGCCGTGGTCCAGTGCCGATGATATCGTTTGACATTGTTTCTACGATACCCTCAGCGTATGAGTTATTACGGATTTCGTGGTTAGCTCTTTCTCTCAGAGTAGGTAGGTCAGTAATGATTACTTCATCAGCGCTGACATCAGCAGCGTTCTTAAAGGCGTTCTTGATGAATCTGGTGCTACCGGCAGCGTCATATCCACCGGCCATGATTTGCCATGTGCGTTTGAATGTAGTCTTTACTCGCGCAACAACACCCAATTTCTTAGCCATTAGGCACTATCTCCAAAACGTAGCTTTGAATATTTGACGCCGCTTTGCTGTGAGGTGGATGTGCTCTCTTTAGATTCCCACCTGTCAAGAGATGCTTCTAAGTCCTTGATTTTGGCGAAATGGGCTTCTCTGTCACCGGCCTGAATGCGCTCTAGTGGTGTGTCGTAGAGATTCTTGAGGCTGGACTTGATGCTCGTGATCATCTCTGCTGTAGTCGTACCCATAGCACCCCTCTGTGGTTGAGGTTACTATATGGTAGCATGTGAGGATTTTCAACACATATTGGTGGGATGTGAGGTTTTACACTATATGCAGTGGTTTGCTGGTGTGATTAGTCCGTGAGGAGTTTAACCGCTAGACGCAATGCGGCTGACTCTGAGAGATTCTTTTGCTTGCGGTATGCTGTTAGTGCTGATTTCTCAGAAGGTGTCAGATAGCCTCTAACTGGCTCTGAGGCCCTGTCTTCTGCTGGTGTCTTTGGTCTGCCTACTTCGTTAGTCATTGGTTGCCATATCCTTTCATGTCTTCTGGCCCAAGTCCTTCTGCTGCCATCTTGCTGATCATGTATCGCATCTCTGGCGTTACTCTCGGTCGTCTTTGATCCTTATATACCTGCCAGAACCTCTTTTCTATAAGGCCTGATATCAAGTAATCGCTGTTCTTTGATTCGAGTAGATCTGACATGATGCCAACGGCTTGCTTTTGGCTCATCACTGCGTTAATTGCAGATCTTTTGTGTTCACTGTTTGGCGCGAATCGTATTAGCGTCTCCGCTTCTTCGTAAGTGATTGTCATTGACTACTCCTGTGCTATTAGTTTGTATGTTGTCATTTGGTTTCATCTTGATAAAAGCCACACACATGGGAAGCATGCTTGCGTCCATTCTGTATTCTGCACCAGTAATCAGTTGTTCCCATATAAGACCCACTTGAACGAGAACAAAACTTGCAATTATCACATTTTTCTTCTGTAAATATATCATCGCAGAACTTTTGTATTTCTTCATCTGGATAATCTTGCAGCATATCAATTCTCCTAACATGATTTATTAGACAAGTCATTCAAGATCCACATCGCCGCATCAAAGCCAACCAAGCTCTTCAGGTAGCTAAATCTGCTCTCACATCCCTTACGTGAGTCAACATCTCCCATAGTCTTTATCCCGATGCTTGCAAGTTTCTTTGAGCCAGTCTTGTGCGCCTTAGTCATGTAGGTCATGTTCTTCTCCTGGGTTGAGGTTGTTTGCGTGCTTTCCATGCCTAGATAATACCTTATCTTATCTTATTGTCAATAGATAATCTTTGGATTTCTTCTAAGTCATTGCACAGCAAGGAGAACAAAATATAATTACCATGCAATTTCTTCAAAGGTAGTAAACCGCCGCCCGCAGTGAACGCATCTCCTGCGCCTGCGTATCTTGCCCATTGTTGATGTACCGTCTTCTAGCTTGCCCCTTGTATCCCTTGTTTCTAGCACCTCATGCTCTGGGCATCCGCAAGTAGGGCAGTACATGCCGCCTAATGGCACTACCTCTTTCATGTGCGTATCTCTGGCTTGCGGCATTTACCACACCAATCTGTAGCTAACCTGTCCTGATATACAGGCCCTTCCCTACAGACGCCCATGGCTCCATGATCCGGCTTTAGCTTCCAGTACATGCACAGTACGCACGCGTCGCGTAGCTGGTCATTAGGTGTCTTGTTCTCAGTCTGCGTAACATGGAATGGAGCATCTACGCCATTAACAGGTTTCCTATGCTTGTTCTTGCTCATCGCTTACCCCTTTTTCTAGCCGCCTGAATCTCAGACAGCTTCAGCTTCTTACCTGGCCTAACTCCCATAACCCCATCAAGCCTAATCCCACGCCATGAAGCAGCCGCATGGCAATAGATAACTGTATCCCAATAGTGATTCGCCCCACGCCCTGGCCGTGGTTGCCATTTGGCGTAGTTGTTGCCCAGCCTATCCTCAGACGGTGCGCCCATTTCGCTGCTCAGGTGTTCAGCGTACACCCGATGGTTAGAGCGTTTATACAACTCCCAACTGCCTGATTCCCCTAATGGCGTGCGTATCCTTCTATCAACTAACGTCTTATAGTGATCTACGTTGATGTGCATCAGGTATGTGTTCCTGCCCGTTTTAGAATCAACCGTGTAGCTGTAATACCACCCCTCGCCCTTGTTGCTGGCCTGCACCTTTTTAGGCATCCTAAATGCATTATGCGGCAACCCCTTAGACGGCCTGACTATATCATTCCTGTTGTGCCTGTCGCATATCTCATATATCAGTTCAGTATCATCCCCGCTATCTATAAGTATACAAGATACAGGTACTTCTCTGTCGTTCTCGTCTTTGTATCCCCTATATAGTATTAGTCCCAATAGCCCATGCTCACCTATAAGCCCCTCACGGATACGCTGCTCTGGACTCCTGCCAGTCAATTGCACCGCGCCGTAGTCCACCACAGTACCGCTAAAACCATCACCAAATGCCATGACTGAATAATACAGCTCGTTATCCATTACATCTATGCCTGCAACTAGTACGCTCCTATTCGCCGGGACTACAAGCCTTGCAAGGTCTACCTGCTTGTGGATAATGTCTCTAGGCTCAAGCGGTATCATACCGCCAGCGTCATCTACCATAGGCTCATTCTGGTACTCACACATCACAAACTCCTCACCCTTATCAGCCCATTCGTTAAAGTAGTGCTGTAGTGCGCTCACCTCGCCTTTCTTTGGATTATAGGACTCTTCCCATGACACCTCTGAGCCAGAATCCATAGATTCCCTGTTGTCCAGGTAGAACTTGTTAGCTACGCTAGGCCCCTCAGAGATAGTGTTTCTACGCATCTCCATGTAGCTATCCCATAAGTCCATCTTATCCGGTTCAGAGTTCAGAAACCTATACCTATCACCCTGCCAAGACGGAGAGCGTACAGGATCCGTAAGTACATCCACAATACAATCTACAGCCTGGATTGAGCCGAGAAGTATCTGTGTCATACTGCCGCCTGGCTCTACCAGCCCACCCACATCATTATTGATAATATCCATCCTATCATCAGTCATGACAATAGACTTAGAGCTTTCGTGTGTCTCGATATCGTCAAAAATAACCATATCCGGCCTGATGTCCTCACAGTTCATACCACGCACAGCACCGTCAATACCACAGCTAGCAAAATAAGCCGACCTATCCCGCAACCCCTCAATCACAGGAAAGGCCAGATATTCGTTACCCCATACGATGCCAGTCAATTCACCGCCTACTGTCTGAGTAAGCGCCCTCTGGCTGCTCCCCTTCAGCATCCGCACGGGGTAACAAACCTCTGGAAAGTCCTCTAATAATGGCTCAAACTTAGCAAACACAGCTTTCAGGTTCTTATAGTTCCTCTTACCATCCTTACCAGTAGCGCCAATCCAGAACGGAAAGCGCCTGTGCTCATAAAGCAGCACCCACGTAAGAGCACCCTTAACAAGACTCGTCTTACCCTTACCCCTATCTGCCGCAAGTGCTTTGTCACTATCGCTTTCCACGCATGTCTGAAAGTCTGCGATAATCTTCACATGATCACTACAGAAAGGCTTGCGAAAAGTCTGCTTCATATACTCCCGCAAGAACTTCTCCAAGTCATTCTTACACGCCTCTCTTCTAGCGTAATCCTTTACGTCAGGTATCTTTAAGTCACGCTCACCAGCACGCTGCTTTGAACGTGACACAGCCTGGCTATCAGTGTATTCCTGATAGCTCAACTCCTTTTTACGACCTGCTTTTCCCTTAGTTGCTGGCAATATTAATGTATATCCTTTGATGGTAACAACTTGAAAAACTAGCTCTGTTTAGTGCCTCAT